CCTCCAGGTGACCAGTACATGTTTGTGTACTATAGATTACGTCGCATGCAAGACGCAGGTGAAGGTGGTACTTATGAACAAGATATTCCGTTCCGTTTGATTCCTTGCACGGTTGCAGGACTTGCGTATTACTTATCTATGAAGAAGCCTGAAGTGACTCCTGACCGTATTGCTATGCTTAAAGCTGATTATGAGCAACAGTGGGACTTGGCGTCGTCTGAAGATAGAGATAAAGCTCCGGTTCGTTTTGTACCAAGAAACATGTTTTATTACAGATAATGCCTAATCAATTCGCGTCCGGTAAGTATGCAATTGCCCAGTGTGACCGCTGTGACCAGCGATATAAGCTAAAAGAATTGCGTACACAAACAGTTAAGACTAAGCCTTTTAAAATTAAGGTTTGTAAAACTTGCTGGGACCCTGACCAACCGCAGTTGCAATTAGGTATGTACCCTGTAAATGACCCACAGGCGGTTAGAGACCCAAGACCAGACTTAAGCTATTTGCAATCTGGTACGACAGGTTTACAAGAATTATTAACTAATAGCACTAGTGTTCAGGGAATCGGATTTCCTAGTGGGGGTAGTAGAGAAATACAATGGGGCTGGAATCCTGTTGGAATGGGAAATGATGGTGGTTTAACACCAAATTACTTGCTAGCGCAAGGACAACTTGGTACAGTTACAATAACAACTTCTTAGGAGTAAATCATGGCGTATAAATCAGGTGCCGACGGCATCACTAAAACAGGTAAAACCAAGGGTAAAAACCTAGGTGATTCAGGTCCAACAGTAGCTATCCAGTCTGGTAAAGGCTCTAAGAGCTCAGGCGGCGGTAAGCGTAATATTGATATGAAAACTATGGGTCGTGGCTTAGCTAAAGTTGCTGCTCAGAAACGAGGTTAATCATGGCTAAGTTCAGCGCAAAACAAGGCGGTAAAGAAGTAGGTGCTGCATCTGTATATGCAGAGCCACACGACATGGCTGGTAAAGCTATGAAGGGCGCCCAAGAGTCAGTTGTTAAACCAGGTAACGGTGTTGACAAGTTTAATATGTCTGTTGGTGGTATTAGCAAGGGTAACTATGCCCCTATTAATCCATACGGCGTAGGCGTAATGCGTGGCGCAGGTGCGGCTACTAAAGGTAAAAAGATTAGCGGGAAAATGGGCTAATGAACTACGCAGAATTGTTTGAAACAATAAAAAGTTACGTCGAAAACGACTTCCCTGCCCAGTCTTGGACTGATACGGCAGGTTCTGGCACGGCTACCATGACTGGTACCGAGCAGATTAATACTTTTATTCAACAAGCAGAACAGCGTATTTTTAACTCAGTACAGTTACCTCTAGACCGAAACAACGTTACTGGTCTGTTAACAACAGGTAATAAATACTTAAACGTACCTACCGATTGGCTATCTACCTTTGCTTTATCTGTTATACACCCAGTTACCGGGGCTCAGACATACTTGTTAAATAAAGATGTTGAGTTTATTAGAGAGTGCTATCCACCTCCTGATACTCTCGGTACCCCAAAATATTATGCTATTTTTGACAACACAACGTTTATTTTAGGCCCTACTCCAGACGCTGGGTATAACATGGAGCTGCATTATTACGCATATCCAACATCTATCGTTACTGCCGGCACAAGCTGGCTTGGGACTAATTTTGATTCAGTTTTACTTTACGGTTCCCTATTGGAAGCTTATACTTTCATGAAGGGTGAAACTGATGTTATTCAGAATTATATGGCTCGCTACAACGAAGCATTAGCTCAGTTGAAACAGTTGGGCGAAGGTAAGAATCGCCAAGATACTTATAGAACAACTCAAGCTAGGATATCAGTACAATGAACTTAGATACAGTAGACGGCTTTATAGGCGGCAATGTTATGGTTCTTTCGACAACTGGGCGTGGTTTTACCCCAGAAGAACTAGCCGAGCAAGCATTAGATAAGATTGTTTATGTAGGTTCTAAATCTCACCCAGTAATTCGTGAGCAAGCAGAAGCCTTTAAAAACAATCTTAGAGTTGTATTAGTACAGTATTTGCATCAAGCGGTGCACTCAGACCGCACGACTATTGCTAATCGTTTAAGAGAAGCTGGTCATCCTGAGTTAACTATTTTATTAAAAGATTAAGGAGTCCTTAAATGGCCATAACACAAGCTATGTGTACATCTTTCAAAGCTCAGCTTTTGTTAGGTGCTCACGATTTCCGTCCTTCAGCTCAAGCTGGAGCAGATACTTTTAAACTAGCTTTGTATACATCTTCAGCTTCACTAGATGCTAATACAACTACTTATACGGGTTCAAACGAAGCTACTGGTGTTACAGCGGGTGGTTTAGCGCTAACTAACATTGGTGTTGGTACAACAAATACTAACGCTACTGCTGGTACAGGCTTTACAGACTTTGCGGATTTAACATTCACAAACGTAACTACAACAGCTCGCGGCGCTTTGATTTACAACACAACACCTTCTACTAACGACAATGCTAACGTTGCGTTAACTAACGCAGCTGTTTGTGTATTAGATTTTGGTGGTGATAAGACTTCTACGGCTGGTGACTTTACTATTATTTTTCCAGCATTTGATGCTACAAGTGCAATTATCCGTATTGCTTAAATAGAGGTTTAAAATGGCGTTAGTCTTAAAAGACCGCGTAAAAGAAACTACTACCACTACCGGTACGGGTACCCTAACTCTATTAGGTGCTGATACTGGGTATCAGGCGTTTTCCGCTATTGGTAATGGTAATACGTGTTATTACGCTATTTCGTCTGCAGGCGAAGCCGAATGGGAAGTAGGTATAGGTACTTATACAGCTAGCGGTACAACGCTAAGCCGAAACACTATTTTGTCTTCTTCCGCAGCAGGTGCGGCAGTAAACTTCCCTGCCGGGGTAAAAGATGTTTATGTAGTCTACCCATCTGAAAAAGCTGTATTTGAACAAGCAACTGGCGAGACTATTTTAAATAATGGTCCAATTACGGTTATTGGTACTAACGTTACTTCTTACACAAGTTTTGGCGCATCTCTAGGTGAGTTTTATGCTAATACGCCTAGTTTTGCTCAGCTATATGTACAAAACTTAAATAGTGCTTCTAACGCTTCCACAGATATTGTTGCGTATAACAATCTTGGAGACGGTACCAATAAATTTATTGACATGGGCATTTGTAGTTCAAACTACACAGAAGCAGCGTTTCCAATTTTTTCCCCAAATTCAGGTTATTTATATAACGATGGTGGTGTATTACTTGTTGGTTCTGCCACAAATAACGTAACAATTTTTGCTGGTGGGGTAAACGTAAACAGCGCCGTAGCAACATTTGGTACAAATCTAAGCACAACACTTACTGGCTCGTTAAGCGTAGCGGGTGCCACAACAATTAACGGCGTAACTACTCTTAATACATTTGCATACACTTCAGCAAACATTGCTGCGGCGGCAAACAACACAGTTCTTGTAACTAAAGCTTATGTTGATAATGCTACGTCTAACGGTTTCCACGTACACACTCCGGTACTTGTTGCTACAACAGGTAACTTAACGGCTACTTATAACCAACCGGGCGGTGCGGGTGTTGGCGTTGGGGCTACCTTAACTAATTCAGGTACACAGGTTGCGTTGTCTATTGACGGCGTTTCAATGAACGTAGCCGACCGCGTATTAGTTTGGCAACAAACTACAGGCACACAAAACGGCGTATACACAGTTACAACTGTAGGTTCAGGCTCTACAAACTGGGTACTCACTCGTGCAACAGACGCTGATGAGGCTGGTGAAGGCTCTCCTGATTCTCTTGGCGGTGGCGACTACTTCTTTGTACAAAGTGGCGCTACGCAAGGCTTCTTCGCTTTTGTTTGTGTAAATACAGACCCAATCACGTTTGGCACAACGGCAATTGAATTCAATGAATTTAGCCAGGTGCCTGTGTACACGGGCGGCACAAACATTAACGTATCAGGTCAGACTATTTCGTTAACTGGTACAGTTGGTCCAACTAACGGTGGTACAGGCGTAAACACAGTAACTACTGGCGACTTGCTATATGGTTCTGCTACAAACACATGGTCTAAGCTACCCCTTGGCACAGCCAATAAGTCATTGATTGTTAACGCTGGTGGTACTCAACTTGAGTGGAACGCTGTTTCTTTAGGAGCATCTGGCGCAGTATCTGGTACTTTGGGTGAAACAAACGGCGGTACAAATAACTCTAGTTATACCCTTGGTGATACGCTATATAGCTCCGCGGCTAATACACTAGCCAAGTTAGCTGGCAACACAACAGCTACTAAGAAATTCTTAAGTCAGACAGGCACAGGTGCAGTTTCTCAGGCCCCGTCTTGGGAACAGCCTGCCGCAGCTGATATTACTGGCTTAGCAGCTTCTGCAACAACAGACACAACTAATGCGTCAAACATTACAACTGGCACTTTGGCTAATGCTAGAACAACGGCTACTGCGTCAAACGGTGCAAGCACAATCGTAGCTAGAGATGTTAACGGTAGCTTCTCAGCTAACTCAGGTGGGTTTGTTTCTGTATCTGGCAATGGCTCAGCAATAACAAGCTTAAATGCCTCAGCAATTGCTAGTGGTACAGTTCCTACGGCTTACTTGGCTTCTGGTACAGCTAATAACACTACGTTTCTACGTGGTGACTCTACTTGGGCTACGGTTAGCGGCGCTAATGACGGTACTTTAACGATGAACGTATCTGGTGTGGGTCTTACTGGCTCAGCATCATTTACCGCCAACCAATCAAGTGGCAGTACATTTACAGTAGCTTCAAATGCAACTAATGCAAACGGTGCTTCAACCATCGTAGCTCGTGACGCTTCAGGCAACTTCTCAGCTAATACTATTACTGCTACTTTAAACGGTAATGCTTCAACAGCTACATCAGCTACATCAGCTACAACAGCCACTTCAGCTACAAGTGCCACAACAGCTACTACGGCTACAACTGCTAACGCTTTAAATACCGGTAACAACTACCAAGTTAACTCTTTAGGTATAGGTACAGCAGCTTCAGGTACAGCTGGTGAGATTCGTGCAACTAACAACATCACTGCGTACTATTCTGACGATAGATTAAAAACTCGTTTAGGTCTTATTGATAATGCTCTAGCTAAGGTTAAGTCTTTGGAAGGATTCTATTATGAAGCCAACGAAACAGCTCAAGCATTTGGCTACGAAGTCAAGAAGGAAGTGGGCGTATCTGCACAGCAAGTTCAAGCTATTATGCCGGAAGTTGTAGCCCCAGCGCCGATTGATGCTCAGTATTTAACAGTTAGATATGAACGCTTAGTACCTTTGTTGATTGAAGCTATTAAGGAATTAGAAGCACAGGTTGCTGAACTAAAGGCTAAATAATGTTCGCTGATTTTCCCTTAGCCGGCGCCCCGTTTGCCTCGCTAGGGGAAGAAGGTACTAACACGGCTGTTGCGGTTACTGGCGTACAGGCGCAAGGTCAGGTTGGTGATACAACTGAAACAGGTAAAGCCTTTATATCCTTAACTGGGGTTGTTGGTACTGGGCAGGTTGGTACGGCTAGCGTATCAGGTAAAGCAAGTGTTGTATTAACGGGAGTTTTTGGCACTGGCACAGTTGGTACAGCTAGTGTGGCTGCTAAAGCTAACGTAACAGTTTCAGGTTTAAGTGCATCCGCTACTGTAAGTTCAGTAACCGTTGTTAACATTAACCGGGTAAGTGTAACTGGTGTACAAGCCCAAGGCTTCTTAGGCGTTACAGACGAGATTGGTAAAGCAAATGTATTCCCAACTGGTGTTGTAGGTACAGGGCAAATAGGGGATGCAGCTGTTGCTGGTAAGGCCGTTGTTAACGTAACAGGCGTTGCTGGTACAGTATTTTTAGGTATAGAAGAAGTTTCTGCAGGTGCAAAAGTTGTTGTAACTGGCGTATCTGGTAATGTATTTTTAGGTGTATCTAGTACAAGCGGCGATGCAAATGTACAAGTAACTGGAGTTTCTGCACGTGGGGTATTGGGAAATGCGTTAGTTTGGGGTAAGATACCAACTAACCAGAACGCTAATTGGACAACAATTAATTCAGGAAACACGGTAGTTTGGGTTCAAATCCCTACTTAAGGATTAAAAATGGCAAGTACATATTCAAGTCTTAAAATTCAGCTTATGACCACGGGTGAGAACTCAGGTACATGGGGTAACGTTACTAACCTTAATTTAGGCACAGCAATCGAGGAAGCCATTGTTGGCTCTGCTGATGTAACGTTTTCTAGTGCTGATGTAACTTTAACCCTTACGGACACCAACAGCTCACAAACAGCCCGTAATCTGCGTTTAAATTTAACAGGTACAGTTGCTGCAACGCAAAGTTTGATAGTTCCCGCTATTGAAAAAGTATATATTGTTAACAACGGTTTAACCTTTGCTATTACGGTTAGAAACGCTAGCGGTACAGGTATTGCAGTTCCAGCTGGTAAAACAATGTGGGTTTATAACACCGGCTCAAACGTAGTCGATGTGGTTACTCATCTAACTTCACTTACTTTAGGCACCCCGCTAGCTACAGCTCAAGGTGGTACTGGTACAAATTCAACTACTTTCTGTAACTTACAGTCTAATGTGTCTGGTGTATTGCCAAACGCAAACACAACTGCAAGTGCCTCTAACGGTGCTTCAACCATCATTGCTAGGGACTCAAGTGGTAACTTTGCTGCTAATACGATTACAGCCAACTTATCGGGTTTAGCATCCAACGCCACTTTTGCGGTAACTGCTACTAACGCCACAAACGCCACAACTGCTACAAACGCTACTAACGCTACACGTATAACAAACTCGGGTGGGTGGAGCGTAACGCCTAACAGTACAACTTTATATTTTAACTATAACGGCACCAACGTTGCTTCATTAACATCTGCTGGTGATTTAACAGTGATTGGTAACGTAACTGCCTACGGAACTGTTTAAGGAGTATTAAATGACTTTACCAGTCTCGGGCGCCATATCTTTTAATGCAATTAACGTTGAATTAGGTCAACCAGGTACAACTACAGCTAATATAAACCAAGCAACTTATAGAGCTTTAGCTGGCGTGCCTTCTGGTCAAATTTCTTTAAGTAACTTTTATGGCAAATCTAACATTACGCCGTTTGGTATGTTTGGGGGTGGTAATCAAGCTACTGGTACTGTTGCGCCTTTTGCTTCCACAGCAAATACTTTTAAATATACATTTAGTTCTGATACTTTTGCTAGTGGTTCAGCCCTATCCACTGTTATAAGCACTACTACTACTTTTAGTAGTTCAACTATTGCTTATGTTGCTGGGGGATTTCAAAACGTACCAAGCCCCAGCGGTTTCCGCAATTATGTTAGCAAATTTACATATTCTACCAGTGCGACTGCAACGGGTACAACTTTGACTACCGCGCGTCAATCAGCAGCAAGTTCTTCCACAGCAACAATAGGGTATGTGGCAGGTGGTACTACAGGAAGTACGATTAATACTGCTAGTGTCAACAAATATACCTATTCTGGGGATATTGTTGCGGCGGGTACTAATTTATCAATAGACAGAAGCAGTGCTTCAGGTTTTGGCAATTCAACTCGGGCAATATTTGCGATGGGGACTAGTTCCGGATACCCGGCCCCAGCGCTTCTTACTAGTGATAAATACACCTATTCTAGCGACACTGTTGCGGCGGGTACATCTTTTGCAACATTCCGAGGTCTTACAATGTGTACCAGTACCTCTACACTAGGACTTATTATGGGTGGGCAACCATCTGGTAGTTTTACTTACGTTAACACGGTTCAAAAATACACATTTTCTAGTGATGCTATCTCATCAGGAACTAATTTAACTACAATTCGTGCAAATGGTGCGGGAATAGGAAATAGTACTATAGGTATGGCGGTTCATGGTAATACAGCATTTTCTCCGCCAGCAGCAGCTACCACTAAAGATACGTATACCTATTCTAGTGATGTGGTGGCTTCGACCTCTACAGGGCTATCAAACGGTACAACTGCAACGTCTGGGAATTCAAATGTTAACGGCGGGTTACAATGATTTCAAAAAATAACAGGCAAAACTCTAATTTTCAAATACTTCATTTTTTAGTTGGTTCTTGCCACACGCCAGATGCTGCGTATGCGCTTCTTTGTGATTTAAAAGAAGACAGGGAAAGGGCGCTTAGTAAAATAAAAAGTGCTGACCTGTGGATGCAAGCAAAAATATTAAAGTTAGAAGAAGTTATTAATAATCCCGACTCTAAGGTATATGAAGTTTTAGAAGCTAAAGCAGAATTAATTGATATTGAAAACGAAAAACCTTTTGCCCAAAAAAACATAGATGCTGCTTACAATGAGTTTGATTTTATACAAAAGTGTATGAGTAAGTTAGAACCTCATAGAAAATATGCCCATTTAAGTTTGCCTGAAGCACATCAAGCTATGCAAAAAGAAGAGTGGTGCTTAGAGTTAAAACACCGCGCCGAGAATTTTTTATTAACGGAAGGGCGTATCCCTCATGACCAGTTTAGTACTATGAGGCAACACCCAGATTTTAACTCTGAGCTACTACCTTTTATTGAAAGTACTAAAGCCTGTATTCAAAATGGCGTGCCACTACAATCTATAAAATTATTAAACGCTAATTTAGCTGAAAAATTATTGGGGGTTACAGATGCTGGTTAAAAATATGTATTGGTGTGTAGAAGAAGGTGTTCCAGTTGATATGTGTAAAGACATTGTAAAAAAGTGTGTATTAGAACGTCAAGAAGCAATATTAGACGCTGAAATTGGTTTACCTAATAAAAGTAAAATAGACCATAAAACAAGAAAAACCAACGTTACTTTTTTAAACGCTGAAGGGACAATTGCTGATTTAATGTTAGCCGCGGCGTTTAGAGCAAACGTGGAAGCGGAATGGTTATTTAACCTGGCTAGTCTTGAGTCCATACAAATAGCTCAATATGAATCAACTGCTTTCTATGACTGGCATGTAGATACGTTCCCCGCACAAGAAAACGGTATGCAACGTAAACTAACCATAAGTATCCAGCTATCTAGCCCAGATGATTATCTAGGTGGTGATTTTATTCTTGGTGAAAAACACGGTACAAATAACGTTCTTTTACCAAAAAAACAAGGCTCCATCATGGTGTTCCCATCTTTCATTCCCCATACAGTTACTCCGGTTACAAAGGGTGAAAGGTTTTCAGCGGTTGGGTGGATGAATGGCTTGGCTTTCCGTTAAAGGTACATTATGAAATATAGCATCGTAACTTACGCCCCAGCAATTAATGGTGAATATACAAAACCTGCTACCCCTGAAGGGTGTACGGTTCAAGCAGCCGATTCGCCTATTTGGAATCCGTATAGTGCACAAGTTCAATGTAGAAACCAGTTATGGGAAAATCCAACTTTAGGGCAATACACTTATTTTGAAGCATACCAAACCGCGTTTGGTTTTTTGCCTTTGGAATACCAACTGATTGATGATTGGTATTTATGTTACCAAAAAGTATGCGCTCTTTTATCCCAGCCAGTTAAAACAAAAGATGAGTGTATTGCCGATATGCAACTAAACGGCAACATGAACGGTGTTACTTACGACCACACCAACTTTAATGCTGATACTGAAGAAGATTGGGCAAATTATTTTGCATGGGCAAATGGCCTTATTCGAGCAAGAAATGGCGAAGTTACAGAGTATTACTATGCAGATGCTGAGTACAATGGAACGCTTTATCCATGGGTCATGTATGACAACACAACCAACCAACCGACAGAATATTACGAGTACATTGAAGGCGGGTTTGCAAAATATTCTATCGTAGACCCAAGCCAGCCTGTGGTTTATACATATATCGCTACGCACTTTGATGACTTACCGGTTGAAGAACAAGTTAAGTTAATTCAGTTCCCATATAAAAATACTATTGTTGGTTATTCACAAAAGTCTTATGGGTTTATTGTTGAGTACAGAAAGTACGGACCATGATTATTAAAAACGAAGCAACTAAGTTAGAAGACGGTACTTTGTCTCCAGCACATAAGATTGAAATCTTTTGCCCAAGCTGCGACCGTGATGTTGACGATGCCGAACTAGCAGCTCAGGAGTGTGGCGATTGCGGTGCACCATTAAGTACACCTAAACAAAACGTAGCTATTAACGTAACAACCAAGCCAATCGGCACTAAAATATGGGGGCAGTAATGCTTAAACTTTTATTTCAAGTAATCCTTAATAAATTCAAACCAATTGAACCGGTTGTTCAAGAAGTGACCGAGACTAAGAAGCCAGCCGTTAAAAAACCAGCTACTAAAAAGGTTGCAATTAAAAAGCCCGCTGCTAAGAAAGTTGCGGTTAAAAGAACAGTTAAAAAGGCTAAGTAATTGAAAGACTTACTGCCACAGATACTAGCGTATGTATCTAGCCCGTTTAAGCTATTTGCTATTGTTGTTATGGCGGTATTGACTTTTACAGGTTACTTTGTTTGGCAGAACCAAGGCTTGATGCTTGATGCTTACACCAAGTCAAAACAGCTACCTTCTATGAATTCTGCTAGGTATGACGATGCTGCCAAGGTAATCTTTAAGGGTACAAACGCTGATTTAGTGGTTATTTTTTCGGTTAATCCCTTGCTAGGTACCCGTATTGTTGAAAGAGCATACCAGCCAGATAAGCGGTATAAAGAGTTTGATGGCTACGATGTAGGTCTTTTTACAGCCAATATAAACAACAACAACGACATCATTAAGCTAATGGCTAATGAAATACCGTGCGGTGAATATAAAAAAGCGCAATCAGAAATAGGTTTATGGTACAAGGCTATTGGTATTAATTACACCTGCCGCGTATCTGTGCCACCTGATGTTAATAAGTTTATTGGTCAAATTACGGTTGGTTGGAAAACAGCGCCTGAAAGCCCTGAAGCTATGCTAACCATAGCAAGTTCGATGTTAATGAGGAAATAATATGTTACCTATCGCAGCCCTACTAGACGTTGGCATGAAAGTGCTAGATAAATTTGTCCCAGACCCCGAAGCCAAAGCCAAGGCTCAAGCCGAATTGCTAAAGATGCAACAAGAAGGTCGTTTGGCTGAACTTAATGCCGACAATATTGAAAATCAAGAACTGACTAAACGCCATGAAGCTGATATGTCTAGCGATAGCTGGTTGTCTAAAAACATCAGACCTGGAACGCTTATCTTTATTTTGATTGTGTATACAGTGTTTGCAATGATGTCAGCCTATGGTTACAACGCTAACGAGTCTTATGTGACCTTGCTTGGTCAATGGGGCATGCTGATTATGTCGTTTTACTTTGGCGGCAGAACGCTTGAGAAAATTATGGATATGAAAGCTAAAAATGAATCTAAGTCCTAACTTTACCCTTGCAGAACTGACCGCCAGCGAAACAGCTGCCCGTAACGGCTTAGACAACACACCAGGCCCGATTGCTTATCAAAACTTAGTGCGCCTAGCTAACTTCCTAGAAGAGGTTAAAAAGGTTCTTGGTGGTAAACCAATTATGATTAACTCAGCATATCGTGGCCCAGAGGTCAATGCTCACGTAGGCGGGCAAAAAGCCAGCCAGCATTTAGTAGGGTGTGCAGCTGATATTAGGGTACCAGGTATGAGCCCAAATGAGGTATGCAAAGCAATTATTGCTTCAGAGCTACAGTACGACCAGTTAATACGTGAGTTTGAATCTTGGACACATATCAGTATTCCTAACGAAGAAGGCTCGACACCAAGAGGACAAACGCTTATCATAGACCGTGCAGGTACTCGCCCATTCGTTTAAGGTAAATTATGCCATTCCAGAAACTACAATTTAAGCCTGGGGTCAATAGAGACCAGACTAACTACACAAACGAGGGTGGTTGGAATGAGTGCGACAAAATTAGATTCCGTTCTGGGTTTCCTGAAAAAATTGGTGGTTGGATTAAAGCTACTTCCGAGTATATGCTTGGCTTTTGCCGCCAGATGTTTGGGTGGATTACATCTTACAACGACAACTTTTTAGCTTGTGGGACTAGTAAAAAAGCATATATTGAAGTAGGTGGGTACTTCTACGACATTACTCCATTACGTTCTACTACACCTGTATTAACGTCTCCGACTACTAATAACTGTATAACTACAATTAACGGCTCTAACGTGGTTACTATTGTTGCTGCTGGCTCAAGTGCTGTTGAAGGTAACTATATAGACATAGCAGGGGCAACTGCTGTTGGTGGTATTACTGCGGCTACACTTAATGCTACACATGAAGTAGATACTGTTATTAACGTTAATGCGTTTACTTTTGTTGTTGGTACAAACGCTACATCCACCGCTACCGGTGGTGGTACAGGTATTAACTTAAGCTTTGAAATAGATATTGGGAATGGTGACACTACTCAAGGTTACGGCTGGGGAACAAGTACGTGGAACGATAACTTTGGTTGGGGTTTGGGTAGCCCAGTTCCTGTGTTTTTAATTCAACGAGATTGGTGGTTTGACCAGTTTGATAATAACTTGGTTATGAATATCCGCAATGGTGCTATTTACTATTGGGAGCGGGGCACAAACCAAGACCCGTCAACAGCTTTAGGAACTAGAGCTATTTTATTAAAAGATGTAGGGGGCGCAGTTGATGTGCCCGACGCTGCTATGCAGACTTTAGTTTCTCAAAACGATAAACACTTATTAGCATTTGGTTGTCAGCCTTACAACGGCGCTGCTGGTGAGTTTGACCCGTTGTTAATTCGTTGGGCAACGCAAGATGACCCTGCAATATGGGAGCCATTGCCAACTAATTCAGCCGGGTTTATTCGCGTTTCTCGTGGCTCTTTAATCGTTCGTGCTATTCCAACCAAACAAGAAATTCTTGTATTTACTGAGGCTACACTAAACTCATTACAGTTTACTGGTACAACTGACGTGTTTGCCCTACAAGAGATTGGCGATAACTTATCTATTATTGGACCTCGTGCAGTAACTGTTGTTAATAACATGACATTCTGGATGGGGCGTGATAAGTTTTATGTATATACAGGACGTGTAGAAACCCTACCTTGCACACTGCGTAACCATGTGTTTCAGAACATAAATTATGACCAAGCTGACCAAATTGTATCTGGCACAAACGAAGGTTGGAACGAAGTATGGTGGATGTACCCAACAGCCGACTCAAACTATAACAATGCCTATGTTATATACAACCATTTAGAGCGTATTTGGTATTACGGCACTATTGAACGTATTGCTTGGTTAGATAGCCCGTTACGCGATGTCCCACAAGCTTCTTACGCTGACAATACATTAGAACGTAGTTATTTATATAACCACGAGATGGGCACTAACGACGATGCTCTACCAATGACTGCGTATATACAGTCTTCTGACTTTGATTTGATGGACGGCGACCAGCTAGTACTTACACGCCGTATGATTCCTGACGTTAACTTTGATGGCTCTACAGCTACTAGCCCAGAGGCTAATTTTATTATTAGACCACGTAACTTCCCAGGTAGCTCATATCAAACTAATGCTAGCAATACACAACGTGTTATTCAAACTACGGTTAACCAGTTTACCGAACAGGTATTTATGAGAGCTCGTGCTCGTCAGCTTGCACTAAAGATTGAGTCTACTGGATTAAACACACAGTGGCAGTTAGGTAGCCCACGTCTAGACTTAAGACCGGATGGTAAGAGATGACAATTAAAAAGTTCGTTGCTCCTGCTTTACCTACAGCACCAAGTGAATACGACCAGCGTAGGGACGACCAGCTTAACCAGAATTTGCGTATTTACTTTAATAACTTAGATGCTTTTTTAACTGCTATTTCTACACCACAAAATGGTACAACAGCTAATAGGCCTACTTTAAACTTGCAGGTTGGGCAGTTTTACTATGACACTACACTAGGTATACCCATTTTTTGGAACGGAACTGTGTGGAAAAACGCTAGCGGGACAACGGTTTAATATGACAACATCTATACAAAACACCCACGATAAGGTAAAGTTCAGACAGAACGTATTAACTATTGAACAGGGTATAAAAGACAAAGTTGCGTCAGGAGAAGTTGTTCCAGATGATAGTCCTTTAAAGCATTACTTTTCGCCAATAGATGAAAAATACGGTTGTTGTGCTTATGCAAGGGAGATTCTTTTACGCAAAGGCTCATTAGTTATAGGTAAAATACATAGACATCAGCACTTAAATATTATTTCTAAGGGTAAGGTTACGGTATTTACAGAATATGGTAAGAAAGAATTAGAAGGACCATGTACTTTTGTGTCAGAAGTAGGACTAAAAAGGGCTGTTTATGCTCATGAAGACACTATCTGGACAACCATACATTTAACCGCCCATGTAGGCGAAGAGAATTTAGACAAAATGGAAGAGGAAGTTATAGCTCCAAACTATGGCGACCTAGGATTGATAGCATCTGTTGATGACTTAGTAAAAATTGAAGAGGAAAAACTATGACTTTCGTTGCCGCTGGAGTTACCGCCGCTGAGATTGCCGCTATGGAAGCCGCTGCTATTGCCGCTGCTGAGATTGCCGCTACTGAGGCCGCCACCGCTGCCGCCGCTACTGCCGCTACTGAAGCTGCCGCTGCATCCGCTCCTGGTATTTTACAAGCCGCTGCTCCTGAGGTTCTTGCACCTGAAATACTTACGCCAGGTATGGGACAAGGTATTACTACTCCGGTGGGTATTGAGCAAATAGTTCCAGGTACAGGGGCGGAAGTCCTACCCCCTGCCGGGTCTCAGCCGCTACAGTATGCAAGTAGCCCAACAACTGCTTCTGACGTAGGGCAATTCAGTCAAGACCGTCAAATCTTAGACATGATGCAAAACTATAATAACGCACAGCCTGTTCCTTTAGAAGGTGCGCCTAGCGCCATGCCTAATGCTCCTGTAGAAACAGGTCCTTATGAGTTCCCTTCAGCTGAAGGCATACCTACTGCGCAAGGTCCACAGACCTATGCAGATTTACCGGGACACATGGAAAGTTATTCAAACGACCAATCTAGCTTAGGTAGAGGTTTTGAAAAAGCACTTGGTTATATGGAAAAATATCCGCTCCCAACAATGATGATAGGGTATGCAGGACTTAACGCACTAGGCGCATTTAATCCTAACAGCGCTCAGATGCCGGACAGAAAGTACAAAGGTTCTCTAAGTAACTACCGCATGTCACCTAACTTTCAGCCTTCTAGAGCTACACCTAATGTATATACACCTCGTTACGCAGCGCAGGGCGGCATTATGATGGCTGCTGGTGGTACTTATAATGATGAACCTATGGGTGACGATAACGGATACGCTCAAGGCGGTATTGCTTCTTATGCTCGTGGTCGCAGCGTTCGCAGAGCTAGTTCTCAAGATGAATTAAATGACTATATGAAGATGATGGAAGGTGAAGCGCCTGAACAAGCTCCAGCTCCAAGCTACGTAGGTAGTGTAGGTATTATGCGTGATGAAGACCCAGACACTAAATATAAAGATGCTTTAACTGCTTCTATGATTCGCATGGGTAAAGTAAATAGTAGGGCTAACTACAGTCCTTATCAAAACATGAAACGCCCAAATGCTATGGGTGGTATTAACTTATCAGCACCAGGCATTAAACCAGCAGAAAGTAAAGACGACAGAGAAGATTACGCTAGCGGCGGTATTACTCAAGCCGATAGATATAACATGGGTGGTTATGCTTCTGGTTCAGTGCCAAGACTTCTTAAAGGTCCGGGCGATGGCATGAGTGATGACATCCCAGCTAGCATTGATAATCGTCAGCCAGCGCGTTTAGCAGATGGTGAGTTTGTAGTACCAGCAGACGTTGTGTCTCATTTAGGCAACGGTTCTACTGAAGCAGGGGCTAAAAAACTACATCAAATGATGACTAACTTACGTAAAGACAGAACAGGTAATCCAAAGCAAGGTAAGCAAATAGTAGCAGAGAAGTATTTACCTAAGAAGTCTAGAAAAGCATGATAGAAGTCTCTTTAGTACCTCGTGAGTATATTGATACTTGTTGGGATAAGATTGAGGGTTTTATTGGTAAAGCAGCAGAGTATACTTATGGTAGATACACTACTAGTAACATATATGACCTTGTAAAAGAAGATGATTATCAGCTTTGGATTGCATTTGATGGTCCAGTGTTTAAAGGTACGGTAGTAACAAATGTTATTAATTATCCACAACGTAAGTTATTAGGCATGCAGTTTTGCGGCGGGGATGAACTAGATACATGGAAAGAGCCGATGTTAGCTCTTTTAAGAATGTTTGCTCGTGACTTAGGGTGTGAAGCAATTGAGTCGACAGGACGCCCAGGATGGGCTAAGATATTTCAAAATGATGGCTATAAGGCTACTTGGGTAACTTACGAGTTACCACTAGATATGGAGAAAGACAATGGGTAAAGGCGGCGGCGGAGGTACTACACAAAGTACAGGAACAACGTATACAACCAACCTTCCAGAATACGCACAACCGTATGTGGAGACGATGCTTGGCGCTACGCAGAGACAGTTGTTTCAAACGCAGCCTGGCGCTGATGGTGCAACCGAGATAACTGGTTTCCAGCCGTATACTCCTTATTCTACAGACCCATCTAAGTCTGTAGCTGGGTTTAGTCCTTTACAACAACAAGCTCAACAAAACATTGCTGGTTTGCAAACGCCTGGTGCATATGGTCAAGCTCAAGGTTTAGCTGGTATGTCTGGCATAGGCCAACTAGGTACTGCTCAACAAGCAGGTGCGTTAGGCCAACTAGGTATGCTAGGTGCTTCAGCAGCAGCTCCGGCGTTTGGTGCAGGGCAACAGTTTACACAAGGTATTACTGACCCTAGAACTATGGGGTCTTTCATGTCACCATACCAACAACAAGTTACCGACATTGCTAAAGCAGACGCAGTTCGTAATGCGCAAATTGCTCAACAGCAAGCTAACTTAGGTTCAGCACGTCAAGGTACTTATGGCGGGGCTCGTCAAGCGTTAGCTCAGTCTGAGCGCGAAAAGAATTTATTATCTAATCTATCTAGTATCCAAGCGCAAGGCTCTCAATCAGCTTACGACCGTGCTTTGGCTCAGCAACAGTTTGGTGCTAATTTAGGTTTACAAGGTATCCAGACAGGACTTCAAGGTATCCAGACTGGTATGCAAGGTGTGGGTCAAGGTATCGGTGCGCAACAAGCTGGTTACGCTGGCGCCGGTCAAGCCGCCTCTACAATGGGTTCTTTGGCAGGGCAAGAGTTTGGCACACAGAAAGATATCATTGGCATGCAACAGCAAGCTGGTGCTCAACAACAGCAACAGCAACAACAGATTATTAATCAGGCTATCCAAGACTACGCTAACGCACAGCAGTACCCGATGATGCAGTTAGGCTTTATGTCTAATATGCTCCGTGGTTTGCCTATGCAGTCTACAAATACTCAACAATACGTTGCGGCTCCTAACCAACTTACTCAAGGCATTGGTGCTCTGGGTGCTGGCGCTAATATCTATAGCGCATTCCAAGGTAATCCTACTAGAGTTGCTGAAGGTGGTCAGATTAAGTCTTACGCCAAAGGCGGTATTGCGTCTTATGATGTAGGTGGCAACGTTAAATCAGACTTATCTAATATTAGAGACCCAGAAGAACTTAGAGAAATAGCTAGAAATACCACTAGCGATGTTATCCGTAGAGAAGCGTTACGTTTTGCTAAGATGAGAGAGATGGGTCTAGCAGGTGGCGGCATTGTAGCGTTTGCTGAGGGTCAAAGAGTACGTGGTAAGACTCTTGAAGACTATATGATTCCTGATTCTGATGAGTTAAAAGCGCGTCGTGAAGCTGACGTTGCTGCCGCATTAGCTTTAAAAGCTGAACGTGATACTCAAAACACACCAACTAGTTCAATTATGTTTGACCAGATGAAGAACCGTCAGCCTAGCAGCAATATTCCAATGCTAGAAAGACCTGAAAACTTTAAAGTAG